CTGATGAATCGTTACCACCAGAAACTTGTACAGTACGAAGAAGGCCTACAACGTATTAATGAGCTAGTGCTTTTGACACTTGCATTTAAAGAGCCAGAACTGTTTACTTATAATCCAGCAGTTAATGGGCCTATCAAGCCGGGTCAGCTTACTAAACTTGATTTTGCAGACCCAATTACTTACGAGTCAGTTATTCATATGCCTCCCCCACTTCCACTAGATAAGTTGATTGTACTCAACGAAATCCAGCAAAAAATGAATATGAATCTTGAAAGCCGTGAAGGTGCTCTTCGCCAACTTGGTGAGGAGTTCCCAGATCAAAAGCTAGAAGAAATTCGTGCAGAGCTTATTGCTGACGCTAAGGCTGACGGAGCTATTAATCTCGTTAAGCAACAGATAAATTCCGCAATCACATCACTTACTGGTATGATGCCGGATGGAACTCTTCCTCCTGGAGCAGCTCCTGGAGATGGAACTGGTCCTGGCCCATTAGGACAACCAGGAATCATTACCCCATTTGAAGAACAAACACTTGGGCAACTTCAACAAGAAATAATTGTAAAAGCATACGGTAGTCAAACTCCTAGACAGAGTGCGAGCACCCAAACTGATACACCTAATTCTGAAGAAAACCAATGATTTAGGCTGACAAATTAGCAATAATTTGTCAGGCTATATACCAAACTAACCCGCAGGTCATCGTGGCATTACATCGGACAACGACCTCTTAACCTAAAGGAATACGCATGTCAGAAACAACATCAAATGTTGTTGATAGTGCAGTGGCTCAAGAAGCGTTTGCTTCTGAAGTTACAGGCAAAGCATCATCAGCACAGCAAGAAACAGTGGCTCCTGTTACAGATTCAAAGTCAGGATATACAGAAGTAGATCTTCAACGAGTTCGTGAACAAGAGAAGTCAAAGCTTTACCCACAGATTGATTCCCTTAAAGAAGAAATTAATCTGCTTAAGAAAGATCGTGAAGCACAGCTTGCAGAAGCCGTCGCAATTGCGAAAGAGAAAGAAGAAGCAGCACGTAAGTTAGCTGAATCTGAAATGGATGTCCGTTCACTTCTAGAAAAGAAGGAACAAGAATGGGAATCCAAGCTCGAAGAAATTCGTCAAGAAGGTGCTCGTAAAGATGCACTTCTAGAGCGTGAGCGTCAGTATGCTGAACTTACCGCTTATCGTAATCGTCGCCTTGCTGAAGAGCAAGAAAATATTATGCCTGAGCTTTTAGATCTAATCTCAGGAAATAATGCAGACGAGATAGAAAATAGTATTACCGGACTTAGAGAACGTTCGTCTAAGATTCTGGAATCGGCGCAGCAGGCTATGCAGACTGCTCGTCGTGACATGAAGGGCACAAGTACTACTTTGCCCCCAACTATGGAAAACAACTCGGGACAACAACAGTTCACCGCGGATCAAATTGCCGCAATGTCGGTTACTGAATACGCAAAGTACAGAGATCGTTTGTTCCCAGGAGCAAACAATCAAAACAAGGGACTCTTCGGGTAAGCAATTACCTTTTAACCTCAACCTAACATATATGAATAAGGAGTAACACCGACATGGCATCAGCCGTAACAGGTACCGGCAATTTAGCCGCAGCACCTACAGCGTACTCTGGCTCAAATAGCCAGCTTACCCAAGCAATTCAGACCATCTGGTCTAAAGAAATTCTATTCCAGTCAATGCCTATCCTTCGCTTCGAACAGTTCGCTGTTAAGAAGACAGAACTAGGCGTCGCACCTGGTCTACAGATCAACTTCATGCGCTACAACAACCTAGGCTTCGCAGCTCCATTGGTTGAAGGCGTACGTATGTCAACAAACGCGTTGACAGCACAGCAGTTCTCAATCACTGTTGCTGAGCACGGATATGCAATTGCAGTATCTGAGCTTCTACTTAACGCATCATTTGATGATGTTATGGCATCAGCATCACGTCTTCTTGGACGTAACATGGCTCTTTACCTTGATGGCCAGGCTCGTGACACACTTATGGCTGCTTCTTCAGTCATCTACGGTGAAGATCGTTCAAACCTATCAGCTGTTAACAACTGGTATGCAGACGGTACAAAGGGCACAACTCGTGCTTCAATGACTGGTGCATTCAACCTAACACCTAAGACAGTCAAGGATGCAGTAGAAACACTTGCAACCAAGAATATCCCTCGCCTAGGTGAGACATACGTTGCATTCGTGCACCCACACCAAAGCCGCAAGCTTCGTGACAATCCAGAATTCATCGAAGTTACAAAGTACGCAGCTCCAGGTAACTTCATGCTTGGTGAAATTGGTCGTCTATATGACACAGTATTCATCGAAACAACTCAAATCCAGAAGGTAACAAACGGTGCTGGTGCAAACTACACCACAGATACAGCTGTTGATCCAGCTTCTATCGTTTACCCAACTGGTGGCGGTTACACAACTCCTTCAACAAAGACAGGTAACGGATCTAACGACCGCTACTCAGCAATCTTTATTGGAGACAACGCATTCGGTCATGCTATTTCACTTCCAGTGGAACTTCGTGACGGCGGTATTCTAGACTTCGGTCGTGAGCACGCTCTTGCTTGGTATGCAATTTACGGTCTTGGTCTAATCACTGATCAGTCTGTAGTTATCGCAGAAACCAACTAATTTAATAGGGGGCGGGGTAAAACCCGCCCCCACCTTAAAAACCAATCTAATAGGAGAATACACATCGTGGCAAAAGCAAAAGTAACAGACGTCACAGGACGTGAACGTGAAGCACAAATCAAGGCCAACGCAGAAGCTCTAGCAGCCCGTGCTGGCGAAATGTCTATGGCAACAGCGGCAAAAGATTACCGTGACGCTACAGAGATTGTAGACCTTACAACCCCTGTACCGACTGTAATTGATGAGGTTGAAGATCTCGGCGTAAGCCTCGCAGACGACTCAGTTGTCGTACGTGTTGCAGAAGACCTTGAAATGATGACAATTGGAGCAGGCAACCACTACTCTTTCCAAGCGGGCAAGAAGTACAAAGTTTCACAGGTTGTAGCAAACCACCTCAAAGAAAAAGGTTACTTGTACGACCGTTTGTAATTCGTACGAGTTCTAATCGTCCCGCTCCTACAACCGCCCTCCTGTAGGAGCGGGGCCTTTTTACACAGATTTATTAGAATTTTTGATAGATAATAAAGATAACATTTAACTGGAGGATCCGTGGCCACCTTATCACAGCTCGCTAGTAGATTGCGATCAGAAATTGGCGACACTCCCCGTTCTTTTGTAGAAACTTATACAGGGGATGGCACTACAACTAGATTTCAACTTAGTCAAGCCCCAGTTTTAGGCAGTAGCCTAGCAATCAGCGTATTACTTCCAGTTGTTACATCTACCGTAACTGCAGCCTCAGCTAGCTCTGGAACAATTACTTATACCTCTAGCAATACTCTTACCGCTGGACAGACTGTTAATATCACCGGATTAACTAACTCTATTGCAATAACTTCTATTTCAGGTTCTGGATCGGTCATAACCTATTCCACAACTTCAACAACAGGTCTTTCAGCAGGACAAACAATTACTATCTCTGGGGCTACAACTACTGGTTTTAATGGGGCAAAAACTATTTTGGCAGTTAATGCTGGGGTTAGCTTTACCGTTACTTCTGCGGTTACAGGAACAACTTCAACTGCAACAGGAGTAATTGCCTCGCCATTTAATTTAACTGGCGTTACTATTGCAACACGCTCAGCCTCACAGTTTACTGTTACTAATGCTACTACAGGAACTGCAGTAACTGGTGCTACGGCAGTGGCCACAGGTTTAGCCACAACACTTAACGTATCTTCTACAACTGTTGTGGAAGAGGGCATAGGTATTTTAACTTTAGCAGTGGCCCCTGCGAACAATGCGGTAATTACCATGTCTGGCACGGCTTACAGATATTTTACTGATAGTGAAATTTCTTACTATATAAACACTGCTTTTACTGAGCATAGCCGCAATGAATCAGACACTAATGGTAGTTCTCTTACTACTTTAAATAGATTACCAGGGATTGAAGAATATCCCTTAATTCTTTTAGCATCAACTATGGCCCTGTATACTTTGGCTAATGATGCTGCATTTGATATTGACATTATTTCTCCAGACGGTGTATCTATTCCACGTTCTGAACGTTATCGCCAGCTTACAGAAATGGTTCAAACACGTAAAGAACAATACAGAGAACTTTGCGTCATGCTTGGTGTGGGTATGTATAGAATTGAAGTAATGACTTTGCGCCGCATTAGTCGAATGAGTAATCGTTACATTCCTGTATACCGTCCTCAAGAAATTGACGATGCGTCTCTTCCACAAAGAGTTTCCCTCTCACTTCCAAACTATGGCGATATTTCTCCAAGTGCTCCGGTTATCTCAAAAGATCTTTCACTTTACTCTGGGGATGACTTTATTGAGGTTATTAGATTCTCTATGGATCTCACCTCTTACACACCACTTGCACAAATTCGTCTTTCCCCATCTATCCCAGCAAGCAGAGTTGGCCCAGTAATTCTTGGAACATTTACTATAACAAAGAGTGCGTCTGTAGTTGGAGGTATAGTAGATACCCTAACAATGACTCTCCCAGGTTCAGTTACTTCTAATCTTCCAAACGTTGCTTATTACGATCTGCAGTTAACTTCAAATAGTGGTACAGTTAAAACATACCTTTATGGTAAGGTATTCACACACTCAGAGGTTAGTAGTCCTATAGGACCCTTCTAATGAGTTGCATAGATAGCTGTGGAACATGCGTCCAATGTACTACTCTAACTATAATTACAAATCCAGAACCAGATGGATCCAATAATGATTTACTTGTTATTACATCTGGATCTTCGGATATTACTTATATAGAATCTGATCTATCTCCAAATGTGTCTAATAACGATTTACTTGTTATTACGGATGTATCTCCAGGTATTACTTATATAGAATCTGAGTTTATTCCCGACCCTTTATTACCAGATATAACTAATATTGGTGCTGCTGGCCCACAAGGTATTCAAGGTGTGCAAGGTATACAGGGCGTTCAAGGTTTTGGCTATGCTCAATTGCAGGGCGTACAGGGAACACAAGGAGTACAAGGAACACAAGGAATACAGGGTATACAAGGTCTGCAAGGTTTTGGCTATGCTCAATTGCAGGGCGTTCAAGGTATGCAGGGAACACAAGGGGTACAAGGAACTCAAGGAACTCAGAGCACACAAGGAATTCAAGGAATTCAAGGTTTTGGTTATACTCAATTACAAGGCACTCAAGGTACTCAAGGTATCCAAGGCGTTCAAGGACCACAAGGTACCCAAGGCGTTCAAGGTCGCCAAGGTACACAGGGCAATCAAGGTACACAGGGTATTCAAGGTAACCAAGGAATTCAAGGTTTGCAAGGATTTGGTTACGCACAATTACAAGGTGTTCAAGGCGTTCAAGGTGTTCAAGGCGTTCAAGGCGTTCAAGGTAACCAAGGTATACAGGGAACACAAGGATTTCAAGGTACACAGGGGGTTCAAGGTACTCAAGGAGTACAAGGAGCGCAAGGTTTACAAGGACTACAGGGTTTTGGGTATTCGCAGTTACAGGGAACTCAAGGAACTACAGGGTTTCAAGGCACTATAGGTGCTCAAGGAATTCAAGGTGCGCAAGGTTTACAGGGAACGCAAGGTTTACAGGGTTCCCAAGGAACTCAAGGGTTTCAAGGTCTGCAAGGATTTGGCTACTCACAGCTACAGGGATTGCAAGGTGCTCAAGGCATTCAAGGTACGACAGGAGCAACAGGCTCTCAAGGTACACAGGGTACGCAAGGTACAACAGGTTCACAAGGGGCCAATGGTACTAATGGTACTAATGGCAGTAACGGTTCTCAAGGTACTAGCGGAACTAATGGAACAAACGGCTCGCAAGGAACAACAGGTACTACAGGTGCACAAGGCACAAGTGGTACAAACGGTACTCAAGGCACGACAGGTTTTCAAGGTACATCAGGAACTAATGGAAGTAGTGGGTTACAGGGTACAACTGGACTTCAAGGAACTAGCGGCACTAATGGTACTAACGGTACGCAAGGTACCTCTGGAACAAATGGTATTCAAGGAACTTCAGGAACTAATGGTACAAATGGCTCTCAAGGAATCACAGGTACCCAAGGAACTTCAGGTACTAACGGAACTAATGGTTCTCAAGGAACCACAGGTTCACAAGGAACTACGGGAGCCCAAGGCACAACTGGTTTACAGGGAACTGTTGGTGGGGCTTCTTTAACTTTTGTTTCAGGAACAAGCTCTACTTCTTCTAGTTCTGCCAATCAGTTTAACTTCAATAACGCCTCTATTACTAGCGTAACAGCTCTTTATATAAATAACCCTCTTGGAACACTACCTAATTATTTTAATTTAATTACATTTTACGGTGTGTCTGGTGCAAACAATTATGTTTCTTTTATTACTACTGGCGCAATAACGCTTTCAGGGTCTATTTATACAATTCCTGTTACTTGGCAAAGTTTTTCAGGGTCTATGATTAACGGAGCTATTTATACATATGATGGTGGTAGAAGTGGAACACAAGGTACTAACGGAACTAACGGAACTAATGGCGCTCAAGGTACAACTGGTTTACAGGGTTTAACAGGTTCACAAGGATTTAATGGTTTACAAGGAACTAATGGCTCTCAAGGATTAACAGGTTTACAGGGAGATACTGGTACTCAGGGGTCAACTGGTACTCAAGGAGCTTTGGGCACAAATGGTACTAATGGCTCTCAAGGATTAACAGGACCACAAGGAGCCACGGGTTTGCAAGGCACTACTGGCGCACAAGGCATAACTGGCCTACAGGGCCTAATTGGTCTACAGGGTTTAACAGGGTCAGGGGCACAAGGACTAGCAGGTTTTCAAGGCACTAATGGCGCAAATGGTAATAACGGGTCTCAAGGAACCCAAGGAACTAATGGTTTGCAAGGCACAACTGGTTCTCAGGGAGTAATTGGTTCTCAAGGAAGCACTGGTACACAGGGGGCACTAGGTACCCAAGGTGCAACTGGTGCTCAAGGCACTCAAGGAACACTTGGTCTACAAGGAGTAACAGGAACTCAAGGTTTAACGGGTACTCAAGGAGTACAAGGTACAGTAGGAACAAGTGGTGTTTCTTCTAGCTACTTTAATTACAGAACTGATACTAACTCTACAGCTAATACTGATCCTGGTCCAGGTCTTGTAAGATATAACAACGCTACCCAGACCAGTACTACAGTTTTATATGTTGACCACTTAACACAAGATAATATTGATATAGATATGTTCTTGGCGCTTCTACAGGTTAATGATAACGTCTTTATTCAAGATTCAAATAACTCTGCCAATTTCCAACAGTTTAAAGTCAGCGGCGCTATCAACCCAGGTGCTAATACTTATGTTCAAGTACCAGTAACACTTGTCACGTCGGGTGGAACTGGAACCACTAATTTCCCAAATAACCATCAAGTTATTTTAGTTACTACCGCTGTTGGTATTCAAGGCACTACGGGTACCCAAGGTACTACTGGAACTCAAGGAACAACGGGTACAGGTACTCAAGGCACAACTGGTTTACAAGGACTTACTGGTTCTCAAGGATTACTTGGGCTTCAAGGCGCAACTGGAACGCAGGGCATTAATGGTTTACAAGGAACTAACGGGTCTCAAGGAACTTCAGGAACTAATGGAACTAATGGCTCACAGGGCACCACTGGAACTCAAGGATTAACTGGATTACAAGGACTTACTGGTTCTCAAGGTTTAACGGGGTCTCAAGGACTTACAGGTTTGCAAGGAACCTCAGGCACTAACGGTACTAATGGCTCTCAAGGATTAACAGGTTTACAGGGAGATACTGGTACTCAGGGTTTAAATGGAACGCAAGGAAGTACTGGTACTCAAGGAGTAACAGGGCTACAGGGAACTTCTGGTACTCAAGGACTTAACGGTCTGCAAGGTACTACTGGAACTCAAGGAGTAGATGGTACGCAGGGCGCTACAGGCGCTCAAGGAAATACAGGGCTACAAGGAACTAATGGTACCAATGGTACTAACGGTTCACAAGGAACTACTGGTTTACAGGGTTTAACTGGTACAGGCTCTCAAGGTACAACTGGCTCTCAGGGAACTACAGGTACACAAGGCACAAATGGTACTCAAGGAATTCAAGGCGTTCAAGGTCGTTCTTTTACAGGCGTAACATCTTCTTCATCTTTGTTAATTGGAACAGGTTCTAAAGTATTTACAGTTACAAACTCTGGTGCTTATGTAATAGGTGAATATGTAATCGCTACAAATACTGGTACGCCTACTAACTTTATGCTTGGTCAAATTACCGCTTTAACTTTAGATTCTAGCATTACTGTAAACGTAACAAATATTGGTGGTACTGGAACTTTTGCTGCGTGGACTTTTGCGGTTAGCGGTTTACAGGGAACTATTGGAACACAAGGAACTAACGGTACGCAAGGAACTAACGGTACGCAAGGAACTACAGGGTCTGGTTCACAAGGAACAACAGGTACTCAAGGTACTACTGGAACGCAAGGAACTACTGGTTTACAGGGTTTAACAGGCTCTGGCTCTCAGGGTATTACTGGCTCTCAAGGGACCACGGGTATACAAGGCACTACTGCCGCGGTTACGCAAATTATTGCGGGAACTAACATCACAATAAGCCCAACAGGTGGTACGGGCGCGGTAACTATCAACTCAAGCGGTGGCGGCGGTGGCGGTTCCGCAGGTGACAACGACCAAACAATTCTTCCAGGACAAATATTCGGATAGGAATGGTATAATAAAAAAATGGCAACATACTCAAAGATAGCTTTATCAGGAGCAGCATCAGGTGTGGCAATTCCCGTAGCCGCAGTAGCGCTTACATCAGCTACTATGACTGCAGTTTCAGCTTCTTCTGGAACGATTACCTATACAGCAACCCACGCTTTTGCTGCAGGTGAGTTAGTTACTATCACAGGTATTATTTCTTCCACCAATACTACTGGCGCACCTAACTTTGGTTACAACCTTTCTAACGTACCTATTGCCTCTGTGACAGGTACAACAAGCTTTACGGTTACAAACGCTGCTACAGGTACTTGGACATCTGGCGGTATTGCCGTGGCTAACCCAGCATCTTTAACTACTATTCATACATCTTCATCAACAACTACAACAATTGATGAAGTTTGGCTTTATGCTACAAACAATGCTACTACCGCAGTTCAGTTAACTATATTCTATGGAGGAACTGCTACAGGTAGCAATAACTACGCGCCTATTGTTCAAACTATTCCCGCGCTATCAGGATTAACACTTGTAGTACCTGGTCTTATTTTAACTAATGGTGCATCTACTATTGCAGCTTATGCAACCGCCCTATCTACTACATCAAATGCTGCCTCAGTAATTAATATTTCGGGGTACGTTAACAGGATTGTATAATGGCTAATCCAATTCGTAGAGGTGAGTCAGGCTCACAAGTAAACAGTTGGGCGCAAAAAGATGCTGCAACAGATAACGGATTTACTTCATCAATATTACCTTACGGGTTACAACTAAAACAAACAATAAATGCGGGTACAACTTCTGTATCTATTCCTAGTGAAGTTACTTGGGTTTATGCAATTGCAGTTGGTGGAGGTGGTGCAGGCGGTGGCGTTTCTTCTGACGGCGGCGGTGGAGGTGCAGGAGGTGTTGCTTGGGGTTGGACTTTAGCAAACTCAACTTGCATTGTTGGGTCAGGCGGATCGTCTGGAGCAAGTGGTGGCTACACTCGTTATGGGCACATTATTGCTGGAGGCGGCGGTGGAGCAGGTACTGCTGGCCTCTTAGGCGGAGGTGGGGGCGGAGGTAGTGCGGGCTCTGCTGGCGCAGCTGGCGGAATTGGTTACTGGGGTACGCCTAACGGCGTTGGTGGCACTGGTGGTAGCGTTACAACAGCGGGAACTGGTGGTGCGGGGGCAGGCGGTGGTGGGGGCGGTTCAACATCAGATTCATCTGGTAACCCAGCTTTTGGTGGTACTGGTGGTAGTGGTATTTCAGGCGGCGGTGGAGGTACCTCCACCGTTTACTATTCAGCTAATGGTGGTTCAGGTTTAATAGGTGGTGGAGGCGCTGGTGGTGGGCGTACTTCTACTTCTGATTCTGCTGGTGATGGCGGTTCAGGATTTAACATTTTAACTGGCGCCGTATCTATTGGAGGTTTAGGGATCAGTGTAGGGCGTAGCGGCGGCGGTGGAGGTGCGGGCATAGCAGCTAATGGCCAAAATTATTCAGGTGGTAGTAATGAATTTGGTGGTAACGGTGGTAACGGCGGAGGCGGCGGCGGTGGCTCACTTTTTGGAAACTCTGGCGGCACAGGCGGCAACGGAATACTTTATCTTTTTTATTAGGAGCAAACAATGACAAATGTATTTCGCCATAATAAAGCGGGGACGCAAGTTAACTCTTGGAATGCCTCGTCTAATACAGTCACGCCTATTCAACAAACTTCTTTATTTACACCCAATGGATTAACTTTGCGCCAAACTATTACATCATCTGGTTCAGTAAAAATACCTGCTGGTGTTACTTGGGTTTATGTTATTTTAACTGGCGGAGGTGGGCATGGCGCTGGCGGTGTTTCATGGGGATGGACTCTGGCAAATTTAACTTGTATTATTGGTGCAGGTGCTTCTAATGCTGTTGGCGGTTATTCTCGTTATGGGCATATAATTGCTGGTGGTGGCGGTAACTTTAATGGTGCTGGGTTAATTGGCAGCGGCGGAGGAGGTGGAACCACAACAAATACATCAGGTGCAGGTGTAACAAATTACTATGCACAGCCTAGCGGAGCGGGTACGGCACCAACTTCAACCGCAAATGGTACTAACGGTCAACCTGGAGCTGGAGGAGGTGGAGGTGGTGCAACAACTTTTGCTGGAGGTACGGGTGGCGGTGGTGGTAGCGGTATTTCGGGTGGTGGTGGGGGTGGTGCATCTGGCGCAGGTTCATCTGCTCAAACTGGCGGTAATGGTGGTTCAGGTTTAGCAGGAGGTGGTGGCGGTGCCGCATCAACTACAACAGGAACAAGAACTGGCGGAAATGGCGGTAATGGTTTTAACATTGCAACGGGTGCAGTGACAACTGGTGGTACAGGCTCAAGTGGTACAAATACAAATGGTGCTGCTGGCGGTGGTGCTGGAATTGCTGGTAATGGATTTAATGCTTCAGGAACTACTGCAGGTAATGGAGGTCTTGGCGGTGGGGGTTTTGGTTCAGGAGCTACTAACGGCACTGGTGGCGCAGGAATACTTTACATTTACTATTAGGAGACAACTATGAGCGCGTCTATATATAACAATTCATCATTTACTGACACCCCTTATGGGTTAAAGTTGCAGAAAACATTTTCTACACCTGGAACTTTTTCAGTAATTATTCCTACTGGTATTAATAGAGTTTATGCAATTTGTATTGGTGGTGGCGGTGCTGGAAGCACTCAGACAACAGGTGGAGGCGGAGGAGGCGGAGCTGGTGGTTATTCTGCTGGCTGGACTTATGTTTCTAATACTTGCACAGTAGGTTCTGGTGCTACGGGCGTAGCAACTGCTCAAGCAGGTGCTAATGGTGGCGCAACAGTTTATGGAATGGTTTTTGCTGGTGGTGGTTCAGGTGGGTTAGCCTCAACAGTTGGCGGTGCAGGTGGCGGAGCAACAACTCCAACAGGTTCAACTTCAACAGTTTCTTACACAGGCGCGCCTGCCGCTGCGTTGAATGTAATTGGCTATGGCGCAGGTGGTGGTTCTGCTGCTGCTGGTGCCGCTGGAGTTTCAAGTGGTGGAGGATCAGGTATAGCAACAACAACAGGGGACCAAACAGGTTTTGCTGGTGGTAGAGGTTTACTTGGCGGAGGTGGAGGAGCAGCAGGAACAT